GTGACTTAACTTGGATAAATAGTAAAACATCTTGGATTAAATTAGCATCCTCAGTTAATATAGAAAGTCAAGTAGTTAAAGCTCCAAACAGTGAAGGGCAAGTTATAGACGTCTATAATAGTGGGTCAGAAGTAAGACAAAGTTTACTAGAAATTAATGGTTACGGTGGTAATCGTTTAGCTCAAGAAATGGTACTTCAAGGAGGAGTATTAAATTCTTCTAATGGAGAACTTAGATTTGGTGTTAGCGAAACTAATACTACACTTCCTAGTAATCCTTCTAATTATGGATTTGGGGGTAGTCAATTTGGTTTAGTACCAATGCCTGGTATTACTGGGTTTGAAGTTAAAAGTTATAATAATGGTACTTTAAGAGAAGCTACTGTAAATATTACAGCTTTTAATCGTAAACAATTTGAATATCTTGATACTTTATATTTAAGATTAGGTTATACTATGTTTATTGAATGGGGTAATACCTCATATCCTACAACTATAAGTGATAGTGGTCAAGCTACATATTCTACTGGAGCTGATATTTCTTCTTTAAGTTTAACTAATGAATTTCCATACTTGGGATTTTAACCCAGATCGAACTTACACTATTACTTTAATTTTAATTAGTGCGGGTAGTGTAATAGAAAGTTTAAAAATTAACAACCAAGTTGAAGGTATAGAATATACCCCACCTTCAGGTTCTTCAACTACAACCTCAACTCGTTCTTCAGCTTTAGCTACTTTTATTGAATTAGCTTCTACTCCTGAAACAGGATCAGATAATGTAAATTATGCTATTAAACAATTTTTGAACGAAGAAGAACAAAAACAACTAGCATTAAGCAACAAATATTTAACTTCAGGACTTACAGATGATGATAAAATATATTATCCTACTTTATCTTGTAATGTAGCATATGGAGTTGAAGATTCTACCTATTGTCGATATATACAATTTGGAAGCTTATTAGGTTTCATAAGTCAAAAATTATTATCATATGATTCTGAGGGTACTGCTAATTATGTAAGAATTGATTACAGCCAAGATACATTTGTTTATAGTAATACTTGGAGTTTTTCATCAGATCCCCAAAAATTAATTGTAAGATTTTCTAAAACAATTGATGATAAACAATTAAATTTCTTTTCAGAAAAAGGAAATAGCATTTCTCCTTTCCACTCAGTAGAAAAAGGAATTAATGTAGGTCGTTTAATGAATGTTTACTTTGAGTACAAATACTTACTTAATGTTTTATCAACTAACGAAGATCCTGAAGATGGTAGTGTTTATTTAGATAAGTTTTTAACTACTCTTTTGAATGATATTAATGTATGTTTAGGAGGTATAAATAAAATTAAATACAGAGTAAATAAAACTGAAATAAATGGTAGAATTAGAGAAGTAATTCAATTTTATGATGAAGTTACTATTTTTGGTAAAGAAAAATTAGTTAGCGATAATTACGACTATGAACTTAATTTATTTGGTTTTAATCCTAAAAATGGGTTAAATGAAGGATCTTTTGTAAGTGATTATGGTATAAGAACAGAAATTAGTAAACGTTTACAAACTCAAATTGCTATTGGAGCCCAAGCTGGTGGTCAAGCTGTAGGATATGATTCTACTGCTATAAGCAAATGGAATATAGGATTAGTAGACAGAGTAAACCCTACTAAAACTGATGTAAACCGTGTAAAAAAAGATGCTGCTAAAAATTATAATGACTTTATTCTATTAGCTAAACAATATGTCGACTATCTTAAACAATTAGATGGATCTGATCTTGGAGAATTTGACACTACTACAACAAGTGAAGATACTCAATTAGCTTTAAAACAAATAGGTGATAATTATAATGCTTTAGGAGAAGCTTCTGGAAGTGGAGTTATTACAGGTGTTACTAATTTAGTGGGTAGTGTTGGAAATTTAATAAATGCTGGGATTGATCAATTATTCGGTACTGATATTGTTGATTATGGTCAAGGTAGAAAATATGATTCTGTAGGTGTTACTTATACTAAAGCTAAAAGTTATAGAATTCCTAATTTAAACTTGACTTCAACTGAAGGGGAAAATCAATGGGCTCAATTCCAAACCATCCAATCTACGTTCTTTAGTAAAGTAATGGCAGCTGATGCCCTAGGTAAGGGTATAGTAACTCCTGTTATAGGATTCCTTCCTATTAATTTTACAGTTACAATGGATGGTCTTTCTGGAGTTCGTATTTTTGATAAATTACAAATAAATTCAAGATTTTTACCTCCTAATTACGGTGAAACCTTAGAATTTATTATAACAGCTTTAGACCATAAATTTATAGATAATAGATGGATTACTAGTATTCAAACTACATCTATACCTAAACTATATTCAAAAGAAGCTGAGGTTAATTTAATTTCTAATATTAAAGAAATTTTAGAAGATACCCAACAACAAAGAGATGCTGCAACTACAGACCAACTCCCAGACAATGACTTAAATAGAAGAGTAATTACTAAAATTATTAATAGAGCAAAACAACAAGGAATAACTGATTATCAAAGAGTATTTGCAATCATATCTGTAGCTTTAGCTGAATCTGGTCTTAAAATTATAGATGAAAGCTTTAATTATAGCTTTGAACGCTTTAAAGCAGTATTCCCAGGTAAAATTAAAGCTAAAGGTACTACAGATGCTGAAATAAGACAGTTATTAAGACGAGGAGAAGGAGCAATTGCTAACTATTTATATGGTGGTTTATACGGAAATGAAGCAAACGAAGGATATACATACCGTGGTAGAGGTTTAACTCAAATAACTTTTAAAAGTAATTATAAGTATTTAGATGAACTTTTGAGTACTGCTAAGCTTCCTGTATCTAGTTTTTACCCAAATAATCCTAATGCTACTTTAGTAGAAACTCCTAATTTATTAACTAATGGATCTTCTACTGCTGAAGACTTAAACGTAGCTTTACTTGTTGTAGGTAAAAGATATGGAGCATTTGGTGATAAATTAAATTCTAGTGTAGATTATATTAATGGTCCTATTTTAAACATATTACGTACCCAAAATGGATCTAAAGGAAGAGGTAATAATAATAGCCCTCAATCGGTTCAAACTAGTTACAATAAAAAACGAAATATACTAAAAAATAGTCAATGGGTTTTTGATTTATTTGCTCAAGCTAAATTAACAAATAATTCTGGTTTATGATTTATTACCCTAAAGCAAATATAACTCCTAATCTTTATTCTAATGGAGAGATTAAAGTGCAAGGTTCTAATGATCCTTACATCGGATATTATTTTGCTACTTACGATGGTAAATTATTTAGTGGAAGAGAACCTGGAGATGGAGTTAACCTCCCCTTATCCGTTACACCTATTCTCCCAGATTCAGTTTTAGAATCTTTCCCAGATCTTAGATTTGAAGGAGATAATGAATTTTATTCTACTAATCTTCTTAAATTAAAACGCCCTTTTATACCCCCAGTCTTAACCCCAGTTAGATACTATCCTAACCCTTCATTAGCGGATTATCAAACAGGAGAAATACAACGTTACTTTGCTAAAAAAGTAAATGAAAACATTTATACTGAAACTAGGGGAATTTTTGAAAATAATTTGTACATTGGGTTTAGTATACCTTGGCTAATAGCAGGAAATAAAGATAATGTTGCCCAAGTTAACCAACGTATAGTTGCTTTAAAAGAAGCAGAACTTAAAATAATAGGACTTGGATTATACCTAAAAAATAATTATCTTCAATTCTATAAATGAATTGAATAAGTGTTTTGGTTAATTGAAAATAAAGAACAATTTCAAGGGTTTGTAGGAAGAGGTTTTGACGAAGCGTTTGTAGAAATTATTCCTAACAATCCATGGCAACATCCTAGCCAAAATTCTATTTGTGCTTTCTATATTAGACATATAGAAGACAGTAAGGGATTCATTTTACCCATTTCTCATACCGAAACAGGTACTTTATTTGAAGATGAGGTATATTTATATCTAAAACGTTTAAAAAAGATATATGTTAGAGATAAAAAAGAATTCTTACATTATACAACTTTAAAGCAGCTTTTAGACATAACCCTGTCCCTTCCTCCGTATATACCTCCCTTAACAACAGCCCATAAATTTTTATATAATCGATACCCAAATCTATTAACCGTCAATCAACTCGTGCCGATTACTAAACACTATGAGGTTTGCGAGCAAATGTATGATGATTTAGAGCACCGCATTAATTCCGCATTAAACCCGTTCTATAATGACATGGCTACATTAGTGTTTAACGCTATAGAAAGAGTAGGTATTAAAATTAATCAAGATGAATTTAGCAAACATTTTTACGAGACCGACCAAGAGATTATTTATACACAGTACAATTTTAAAACACTCACCACTCGACCATCGAATCGATTTGCCGGGGTTAATTTCGCAGCTTTACCGCACGACAGTGGGTGCAGAAAATCCTTCATCCCGCGAAATGATGTATTTGTGGAGATTGATATTAGTGCTTACCATCCTACTCTTGCTGCTACCCTTGTTGATTATGATTTTGGAAGTGAAGATATTCACTCGGCATTTGCTCAACTTTATGGGGTGGACTACAAAACAGCGAAAGAATTAACGTTTAAGCAATTATACGGAGGAGTTTTTGAACAATATAAAGATTTAGAATTTTTTAAACTTACAAGCGAGTATATACGTACGAGCTGGGAAAAATACGAAACCGAGGGAAAGCTTATATGTCCTATTTCTAACCACGTGTTTGAGAAAGACAAATTAGAAAATATGAACCCTCAAAAGCTGTTTAACTATGTTTTACAAAACATGGAAACAAGCGTGAATATTAAAATTCTACATCGTATATTGAAGTTATTAAAGAATAAAAATACTAAATTGGTTTTATACACATACGATGCGTTCTTATTTGATGTAGATACTCAAGAGCAGGACGTATTGAATGAAATTAAACAAGTTTTTGATAAATTAAAGTTACATATAAAGGTTAAACATGGAGACACTTACGACTTTTGAGTTACCTTCTTATATTTATGGTACAGAGTACGATTACGAAAACCCCATAAATATAAAAGATTTGAATAATAAGTTATTTTGTACATTTACAACGTTGGATGCGTTGGATGATTTGGTAAGAGACCTTACCCGCAAATACACTATAATGTACAACAAGATGTTCGTGTTGGAGATTAAAAACAACAACGAATACGTGGTAACTTATAATGTAGAACAAGCTAATGTAGCTAGTATCCCAGAAAACACGATTCTAGTACATCGTAAAAAAGATACTAATACGCTTTATACTATTAATGCGTTAAATGAGCTTATTAAAAGCTTAAATGGTGGGGTAGTAGATCCAAGATTTAAAATTGATTGGATGCACTACAGAAATACTATCCTACTCACCCAGCAAAATGAATTGAAAGAATTAAAAACCAAAATTCACGAGATCATTGAACTGTAACTTGGATACCTCCAAGATGTTTTGTATATTTAGTTATTAATCAAATAAGTTATAAAAATGGATTTAGACGTAATCAAACAGCGACTAGAAGCCCTGTCAAAACCCGCTTCTAATAAAGGTGGCAACAATGAAAAATCATTGTTTTGGAAGCCATCAGTAGGTAAACAAACGATTCGTATCGTACCTTCAAAATTCAATTCCAAAACCCCGTTTAGTGAATTGTACTTCTATTATGGCATTGGTAAGCCTGTAATGATTTCTCCGGTTAGTTGGGGTGATCAAGACAATGATCCTATTTATGATTTTGCTAAGAATAAGCTTCGCAAATCTACCAATCCCGAACATTGGAAACTTGCTAAAAAACTTGAACCAAAAGTTCGTTACTTTGCCCCCGTAATTGTACGTGGTGAAGAAGATAAAGGTGTTCGTTTGTGGCAGTTCGGTAAAGAATTGTACTCTGCATTCTTGCAAATGGCTGTAGATGAGGAAGTAGGTGACTACACCGACATTGTAAATGGTCGCGACATTAAATTGACCACAGAAGGTCCTGAAGTAACTGGTACTAAATACAACCGTACTATAGCGGCACCTTCAATGAAAAATAGTAATTTGGGTGAAGCTGAACAGGTTGAAAAATGGTTGCAAGACCAAGCAAACCCAGTTGATGTGTTTAAGCGTCATAGCTCGGAAGAAATGGAAGAAGCTTTGCGTGAGTGGATTGCATCATTTGATGAAACCCCATCTTCAGAAGGTGATATCATAGATGACGAAAAAGAAATTGAATCAGCCCCCCAAACTAACTACTCAATCAATACTTCAGTAGCTGCTGTAAAGCAAACTAAACTTGACAAGTTCGATAGTTTATTCGATGAAGAAGAAGCAGGTGACTTGCCTTGGGAAAAGTAATTGAACAGATATAATGGCTAAAAAACGGAGTACTTCCTTATCAGCTGCGGTTTCCGCAGAAATTAAATCAAACTTTGACCTTAGTAAATTTAAGGATAAAAAAGGTTTGACGGGGTCTGTTAAATTCAAACCTCAACAATGGGTCCCTCTATCACCAGCTTTTCAAGAAGTAACAAGTGTGCCTGGCATTCCAACAGGCCACATTGTTCTTCTTCGAGGCCATAGTGATACAGGCAAAACAACGGCGCTCATCGAAGCAGCAGTTAATGCCCAGAAAGCAGGTATTCTACCAGTATTCATTGTTACAGAGATGAAGTGGAACTGGGAACATGCTTTGCAAATGGGTCTGCAAATGGAAGAAGTATGGGATGAAGAAACTGGAGAATTGCTTGATTATAAAGGATTCTTTATTTATGCTGACCGTGAAAACATTCATACTATTGAAGATGTAGCAGCATTTATTTTGGATTTGCTTGATGAGCAGAAAAAAGGTAATCTACCATACGACTTGATGTTCTTGTGGGATTCTATCGGTTCAGTACCATGTGAACTTTCAGTTCGCTCAAACAAAAATAATAATGAGTGGAATGCAGGAGCGATGTCAACTCAGTTTGGTAATGGTGTAAATCAAAAGATTACCCTATCGCGTAAAGAGTCTTCACCTTATATTAATACTTTAGTAGCTATTAATAAGGTATGGACCGCAAAACCAGAAATGCCTATGGGTCAACCTAAGTTGATGAATAAAGGTGGTTTTGCGATGTGGTTTGATGCTACATTTGTAATTACGTTTGGTAACGTAGCAAATGCTGGTACAAACAAAATCAAAGCAATCAAAGATGGTAAGCAAGTAGAATTTGCTAAGCGTACCAATATCCAGATTGATAAAAACCACATCAACGGTATTACTACTAAAGGTAAAATTATCATGACACCTCACGGATTTATTGATGATACCGATAAAGCTCTTAAAGACTATAAAGACTCGCATGCGAAAGAATGGAGTAAAATTCTTGGTGGAGGAAACTTTGATATTATAGAAGAAGTTGATACCTTCGAACCAGCAGAAATCTACACCCAAGAACCAGATTGATATGAGTAAAAGCGATTTATTAGCACTCCTTGATTCAAAATCACAGGGGAATGAGATTCCCTCCTCTTCACATGATCGAGTTTTACTTATTGATGGTCTAAATCTATTTTTTCGAAATTTTGCTATGCTCAATATTGTTAATGAGCATGGTGTTCATGTTGGGGGGTTAGGTGGATTTATTCGCTCACTAGGTACCCTAATAAATGCTATTGATCCTACATCAATCTATGTAGTATTCGACGGAGAAGGTTCCTCTACAAATCGTAAGAACCTTCTCTCCGAATACAAATCTGGACGACATGTTACTCGAGTTACTAACTGGGATATTTTTGAAGATTTAGATGACGAACATGATGCTAAAGTAGATCAAATTGTTCGTTTAATCCAATATCTAAAATGCCTCCCAGTTAAAACTGTAGCACTTGATAAAGTTGAAGCAGATGATATTATAGCTCATTTGTCTAAAAAACTTTCTACTGAGCATGATTCGCAAGTATTTATAGTTTCTAGTGACCGAGATTTTATTCAATTAGTTACAGATAAAATTACAGTATATCGTCCTATTGAAAAGGATTATTACACACCTTCTGCTGTAAAAGAAAAATTTAAAGTATTACCTGAAAATTTTCTCATTTACAAAACTCTTTTAGGTGATGCTTCAGATAAGGTACCAGGAGTTAAAGGATTAGGAGATAAAAAAATTAATAAATTATTTCCTGAATTAATTGAACGACCTATTTCATTAGATGAAGTTTTAAATATTTGTGCTCAAAAGCATAAAGATAATATAGTATATTCACGTGCTGTATTTGATGAAAGTATTTTAAGAAAATCCCACAAGATTATGGATTTACATAATCCTATGATGGATGACTTAGAAAAAGATTTTATAAATAATTTAATCCTTCAACAATCACCCGTGTTAGATGTTAAAACATTTCTTAGATTATATCAAGAAGATGGTTTGCGTCATCTAATCAAAAATGTTGAGTTTTGGATTAACAATCAGTTTCGAATTTTAAACAGTTATAATAATGACTCTAAGTGAGCTAGATAAATATGGTATCACATTTCAGGTAAAAGTTTTATCTTCTCTCCTGAACCATAAAGAATTTTTAATTAATGTTCACGATGTACTTGATTCAAGTCATTTTAGTAACCAAGCCCATCAGTGGATTATAGATCAAATTCTACAATACTATAGCAAATACCATACTACTCCGACCCCCGAAGTATTAAAATCTGAATACGAAAAAGTAACTAATGACGTTCTTAAAATTGCTATTAAAGAACAACTTCGTGAAACCTATAAATTAGTTGACACGGATTCAGAATATATTGAAAATGAATTTTCTGCTTTTTGTAAAAATCAACAATTGAAAAAAGCGTTGCTTAACAGCGTTGATTTGCTTAAGGCA